GGTGGACAAGGTGGAACTTTAAGAAGAAACTGGACTGTATCTGATGTAAGAAAAAATGGGAGTAACTATGAGATAGAGGTTTCAAATTCTACAGAATATGCAAGCTATGTTGAATATGGCCACAGGCAGACTCCAGGAAGATACGTTCCAGCAATCGGTAAAAGGTTGAAAAAATCATGGGTAAAAGGTAAATTTATGCTAACTATCTCCGAAGAAGAACTGAGAAAAGAAGCTCCTGCAGTTATAAAAAGAAAAATATCGGAGTGGCTCAAGAAGTTAGGAGGATAGCAATGTTAAATGAAATTGTGAATGCAATAAGTCTGAAACTGTCAGAAAGCTTTGAAGGCATAGATGTGCATGTGAACGAACTTGAACAGGGCTTTGAGGAACCCTGTTTTTTTATAGACTTGCTGAACCCTTCTGAAAAGCAGATTGTTGGAAACAGATACTTGAGAAGTTATCTGTTTGATATTGCTTATTTCCCAAGAAATGACAGTCAGGTTGAGATTTTTGATGTACTTGATAAGATGCATGATGTACTTGAATATATAAAGCTTGAAGACGGAACTCTTATGAGAGGACTGAACAGGAATAGTACGGAGGAGGATAATGTGCTGCATTATTTTGTGACTTATGAGATGTTTATTTATAAGGTAATTGATAGTAGTAATAACGCAAAAATGGGAAAAATAGAACTGAATATAAAACTGAAGGAGGAAAAGAATGGCAGATAATAAAAAATCAGAAGAAAACTCAGAAGAAAAAGCTGTGGCTAAGGAGGAAAAATATATAAAAAGTCAGATTGTAGGATCTGACAGATACAGAAACAGAGCAGACATTCTGAATGTACTGCTTGAAGATAATACGGATTATACACTATCTGAAATAGATAAAAAGTTAAAAGATTTTTTAGGTAAGGAGGTTAAATAATGGCATACGGTGGAGGTACATGGCTTGTACAGAATAAAGTTTTGCCAGGAACGTATATCAACTTTATAAGCAAAGAAAGGGCTGAACTTGTATTCTCTGACAGGGGATATGCAGCACTTGGCGTGGAACTTGACTGGGGAACTGATGGAGAAATATTCAAGGTTGAGAATGGAGATTTCATTGAAAATTCAATGAAATATTTCGGACACTCATATGATTCTGATAAACTGAAAGGATTAAGAGATTTCTACAAGTATGCCCAAACAGGATACATTTACAAACTTAATACAGGAGGAGCTAAGGCTTCAAATACATTCGGAACGGCCAAATATACAGGAGAAAGAGGCAATGACATCAAGATATCGATACAGGCAAATGTGGATAACGCTTCACATTTTGACGTCATAACTTTTGTTGATGGGGAAAAAGTGGATGTTCAAACAGTTGCCACTGCAAAGGATTTAAATAACAATGACTTTGTAATTTTTAAATCAGATGCAACTCTTACGGCAACGGCAGGGACTCCTATGACAGGAGGTACAAATGGGACTGTAACAGGTTCGTCGCATCAGTCATTCTTGGATAAAATTGACAAATATTTCATAAATACCTTGATATGCAACTCAAATGAGAAAACAATCAAGGATTTATACGTACAGTACACAAAAAGAATGAGGGACAGGGTGGGAGCAAAATTTGTATGTGTTGTTTACCGTGCAACAGATCCTGATTATGAAGGTGTAATCAATGTAAAAACGAAAACACTGGATTCAGATTTTCCTGAAAATTCAGCAGTTTACTGGGTTGGAGGGGCTGAGGCTTATTGTGCAGTCAACAGAAGTTTGACTAATACAAAATATAACGGAGATTTCAAGCTTGAAGTAAATGAAACTCAAACAGAACTGGAGCTCGCTGTGAAAGCAGGATATTTCATATTTCATAAAACTGGAGATGAGATAAGAGTGCTAAAGGACATCAATTCTTTTGTATCGTTTGTGAAAAGGAAGAACAGGGATTTTTCATTTGCACAGGTTATAAGAGTGCTTGATCAGATAGCGATAGATGTAGCAACAATATTCAATGGAACGTATCTCGGGTCATCCAACAACACCTCATATGACAGGAATGATTTGAAAAAAGATATAGGAAAACATCATGAAACCCTTGAAGATTTAAGGGCAATAAGGGATTTTAATGAGGAGACGGATATAACAGTCGTTGAAGGTGAAACAAGGGAAAGCGTACTGGTTACAACAAACGTAAGGCCAGTCGTTGCAATGGAAAAACTTTACATGAATGTAATCGTAAGCTAGAAAGGAGAGTGAGAATAGATGGCAGATACAGCTATCATGAAAGGTAAGGACGCCATATCGGGGAGCCTTGCCAAATGTTTTGTAACAATTGGGAACAGAAGATACAGTTTAATGCAGGCAATCAATGTTAAGGCTGAAATGGAAAAAAATAAGGTTGAAGTGCCAATTTTAGGAAAAACTGGAAAAGGTAACAAAGCTACTGGCTGGAAAGGGACGGGAAGTGCAACATTCCACATGAACACCTCTATTTTTAGGGAATTGTTACAGGAATACACTAGAACAGGAAAAGATGTATATTTTGACATGCAGCTTGTGAATGAAGATCCTACGGCATCAGTCGGAAAGCAGACAATAATGCTTATTGACTGTAATCTTGACGGAGGAATAATTGCACTGTTTGATGCAGATGCGGATTATCTAGAAGATGAGTTTGATTTTACATTTGAAGATTGGAAGATTGTAGACAAATTTACGGATCTTGATGGAATGAAATTATAGCAGGGAGTTTAATGACTCCCTTTTTTAATTATAAAAATAACAGGAGGATAATATAGATGAAGGATTTAAAATTTTTCTTAAGACAAAATGCAACATTGCCAAAAAATGAGGAGGTGGAAGTTACACAAAGATTCAAAGATGAAAACGGGAACCCTATAAAGTTTGAAATAAAACCTATCTCAAATGAGCTGGACGACGAACTGAGAAAGCAGAATACAAGGCAGGTAAAAAGAGCCAAAGGGGTATATGTACCTGAACTGGATAACCAGGGTTACCTTGCAGATATGACTATAAGGGCAGTAGTGTACCCTGATCTGAATGATAAGGAACTGCAGGATTCATGGGGGGTAATGGATGCAAAAGAACTTATAAACGCCATGCTTTTACCAGGGGAATACAATGTGCTGCTTCAGGCGATACAGCAACTAAACGGATGGGATCTGTCACTTGATGACATCAAGGAAGAAGCAAAAAACTAATCGAGGCAAACATAGCAGAATATAACTATGCGTATTACTGCTTACATAAGCTTAAGATAAGGCCAAAGGAGTTTGCCGAAATGGATATATATGAAAAGGGATTCATAATGGCTTGCATAGATTTGAAGGTCAAGAAGGAAAAGGAAGAAGAAAAACAGGCTAAAAGAAAGGCACGCCATAGAAGACGCTAGGAGGTGAGATTATGGGGACAATTCAGAACAGTATAGTGTTGAACGACAGAATGACTCAGACTTTTACAGCAATTAACAGAGCTATAGAATCAACAATAAACGCCATCTCAACTCTTGGTGGTAAGAATGTTAACATAAATACAGCGAACCTAATCAGTGCAAGGCAACAGCTGGCGATTGCTGAAAATGAAATGCAGAACATGGTAGGTACATCCCAGCAACTGAACAATAATTTAAGTAAAACTAAGGGCATAGTCGGAGAAATTGTCGGTAAACTTAAGACAGCATTCGGACTTGCGGCGGTTGTCATGGCGACGAGGAAGACAATAGAACTGTCAGATCAGAATGCTCAGATAACGGCAAGATTAAATCTTGTATCAGATGCACCTGAGCAATTAAAGAAACAGATATACCAGTCAGCAAATGACGCACGGGTCGCATATACGGATTCAATGAATCAGGTGGCAAAGCTTGGACTTCTTGCAAAGGATTCATTTAACAATACAAATGAAATTGTCAAGTTTACGAATCTCATGAACAAGGCATTCAAAGTTTCAGGAACTGGCGCACAGGAGGCAACGAGTGCAATGTACCAGCTGACTCAGGCCATGGCCGCAGGAAAACTTCAGGGGGACGAATTCCGTTCGGTGATGGAAAATGCACCTATGGTGGCACAGGCAATAGCGAAATACATGAATGTTCCCCTGGGACAACTGAAAGAGTTAGGTGCAAAGGGTCAGATAACGGCGGATATAATCAAGAATGCGTTATTCAACGCAGGTGACGAGATAAATGAGAAATTCAAAACTCTGCCGCTGACCTGGCAGGATGTATGGGTACAGGCTAAAAATTTTGCGATAGGGCAACTGGATGGAGTGCTGCAGAAAGTAAATCAGGTAGCAAATTCAAAGGCATTTCAGTCTTTTGTGAATAGTGCAAAAATAGCATTTTTCGGACTTAAGACTGTAGCCGAAGGAGTCTTTAACGGAATAGCGGCCGCAGGCAAATTCATAGCAGATAACTGGACGGCAATAAGTCCTGTTATATGGGGGGTAACGGCAGCACTTATCGCATATGTGACGTGGCAGGGAATTTCGGTAGCATTAGAATGGTTAAATGTGGCGGCTAAATTTGCATTGAATCTGGCCGTAACTATTTTGACAATGGCAAAGATAGCACTTACATTTGCGGTCAAAGGGTATACCGCAGCACAGACCATGGCCAATGCGACAGCATGGCTGTTCCCAGGAACTTGGCTTGCGGCGATTATAATCGGTGTAATAGTTGCGATACTTGCTCTGGCGGTGGCGATAGTCCAGTGGGCAACGGGAACTCAGAGTGCACTTGAAACAATAGGGGGTATGTTCTACTGGCTTGGAGCGGCCATCTACAATATAGGGGTTGCTATCATGAATATTCTTATTATCGTAGCGACAGTAGTCATACTGGCTTTTATCCTGGTCGGAACTACAGTAGCAAACGTATTCATAGGTATATGGAATGTAGGAGTCTGGCTTGTGAATATACTCGTTCAGGCATGGTACTGGCTCGTCAATCATGCAGCGATGGCATGGGCTTGGCTCAAGGTAACAGTAAGTAATATTCTTAAAGGTATCTATAATTTTTTTGTGGAAATAGCAAACGGATTCATAAAAGGATACAATAAGCTCGGTAAAGGAGCTGTGGATACAGCTAACGGTTTTCAGGATGCATTTTTCAGTGCTATAAATGCAGTTGCTAAATTTGCACAGGACTTTATTAACGGGTTTCTTAAAGGACTTGCTGAAATAGGAAAAGTAATAGATTCAGTTGCAGGAACTCATTTTGGCAATGCAGGCTCAGTAAATTTCAGCATTAACAAAGGTGATAGGGCTACATGGAAAGATGTTGGGCTTCTTGAAAAGAAATCTTATGGAGATCCTAATGGCGTAGCTGTAGAACAAAAACAGGCCCCTCAATTTGATTATGCAGGGTTTATTGATCCTTCAGGAGCATTGAAAGGAGTAATGGACGGAGCAGGGAAACTTGCAAATGGAAAATTTAAAGACTTAAAGACTGCCTTTGATATAGGTAAAATCAGCACAAGAATGGGTTTAAAAGGCATAACTGACACGTTTAACGAATATAAGGACAAGTTAACGGGAAAAGATAAACCGGTTGGAAATGACGGAACTGGAAAAGATAAAAAAGATGGTGGGGGCGGAAAAGATCCGAATAACAAAAAAACTGCAGATAATACTAAAAAAATGGCAGACAAGATGGATGATATGGACGAAGACATGAAATATTTGAGGGACATTGCTGAAAAAGAATATGTAAACAAATTTACAACCGCAGAGGTAAAAATAGATATGACAAACTATAACGATATTTCAGAGCAGGTGGATGCAGAAGATTTCATGGATAGGCTCGGAGAAAGAATAGCCGAACATGTACATACTGCGGCAGAGGGGGTGCATGACGATTAATGAGGACACATGGGTATATTTTCTACATTGATAAAATTTTGTTGCCAATATCCCCGGCATCTGTCAATGTATCGCACAAGAACATGAATGAGGTAATAAAGCTTATAAATGATGCAGAATTTAATCTGCTGAAACAGGAAGGGTTAAAAGAGATAAGTTTTAAGTTCATGATTCCTTCCCAACGATATCCTTTTGCCAGATATCTTGGATTTTATCAGAAACCGAGTTACTTCCTGGACAAACTTAAAAATCTAAAAAAAAGGGCAAAACCTTTTCAGCTGATAATAATAAGGAACTATCCGAATTCAGGCCGGGCATATTTCAACACTAATCTGAAAGTATCGCTGGAAGATATAAAAATTGAGGAAAATGCTGAAGAGGGAATGGATGTATATGTCGATGTGACTTTTAAGGAGTTCATAGATCCACGTCCTAAGTTGTATAAAAAAAATGCTGACGGCACTGTAAGTGCAGAAAATCAGAGATGGACAGATAAAGTTGAAAAGAAAATATGCAGTACAAAATATGGTGAAAAGCTGTGGCAGATAGTGAGGCGTGAAACAGGAGGACTGGATCAGCTTGAAACGGTTATGGAAGTGAATGGGATTTCTGCGGTCACAAATGCGTTGTCAGATAAACTGAGGTTGTGGTAGGAATGCTGGAAAAATTAGGTAATAAAATAAAATCGTTCATGTCAAAGCCAGCCGAAGAGAAATATGAAATGGGAAAAGACATAGAACTTATTATTGCAAGTCAGAGTACCGAGACTGTAATATCGCCTCTTGTGACAGACAGTATTGAAGTGTCGTGGGAAAGAAAGGCAACACCTGGAAAACTGACTTTCAAAATGGTATTCGATGAAAGGGTTCAGGAAGGTGACCAGGTGAGCCTCAAATACCGAGGGCAGAACATGTTCCTGGGTTATGTTTTTGTTAGAAAAATGACAAAGTCTAACATAGTAAGTATAACAGCGTATGACCAGCTTAGATATCTGAAAAGTAAAGCGTATTATGTTTTTAAAAGTAAAAAGGCAAGTGATATTGTCAAGCTTATAGCAGAGGATTTTAAACTTGCATGCGGAGAGATTGAAGATACGGGGCACGTCTTTGAAAAAAGGCGTGAAGATGGAACATCTCTGATTGACATGGTACAGGGAGCTTTAAGCGAAACCCTGAGACTTACGGGAAAAAGATATGTAATTTATGATGACTATGGGAAATTAACTTTAAAGGAAACAGAAAAACTGAAACTGGAAGATCTTATTTTTGATAATACTTCAGGAAAAGATTTTGACTTTGAAAGCAGCATAGATAAGGAAACATATAACCAGGTAGTATTGGACTATGTGAATGACAAGGAAAAAAAATTAGAAAAATATCAGGTGTTTGACAGTGCTAATATAACAAAATGGGGATTGCTGCAATACTTTGAGAAAATTAATAAAAATACAGCAACTGAAGCGGAAAGAAAAGAACGTGCAGAGAAAATGCTGAAATATTACAATCAGAGAACAAAGTCATTTAAACTGAAAGGAATATTCGGGGATATCAGAATCCGTGGGGGCTCTTCTTTTATTGTTTATATGGATGTTGCTGAATTTAAGCTGGCGAATTATATGCTGGTAGACAAAGTTACACACAAGTTCGGGTTCAAGGAGTATTTTATGGATCTTGACCTGGAAGGAAAAATAGGAGGGGAGGAAGGACACAGTGGCGAAGTTAGAACAAGCTCTGAAACAGATGATAAATAATGCTGTTGAATACAGCAAGCCGTGCGAGATTTACACAGGAAAAGTCAAAACTGTATCCCCTCTGACAATCCTGCTCAATATAAATGTCCCTGTGCTGGAAGAGGATGAGCTTATTTTGACGCATCTTGTTAAAGATTATGAAGTTGACATCACTGTTGGCCATTTCACTGAAGAAACAGAAGTTGTTGAAGGTGCAATGACTGACATAAAAAAACATAAACACGAATACAAGGGACGTAAAAAGATTACAATTCATAACGGGTTGAAAGCCGGAGAAGGTGTGCTTTTGATAAGACAGCAGGGAGGTCAGAAATTTATTGTATTGGACAGGATAGATAATCCACAGACTGAAGGTGAGTGGTTATGATACCGAAAATTAAAACAAGTGCAGACATAACGGTAAAAGAATTACCGACAAAAACACACAGGATGGAACTGTATGAAGGTAATTACATTCTCGGATTCGTTGATAGTCTGAAGGCTATGGAACAGGCAATTTATAAGATTATACGAACGGAACGCTATAAATATATTATATATTCCTGGAACTATGGAATTGAGTTGGAAGACCTGTTTGGAATGCCTGTTGAATATTGTGTCGTGGAACTGGAGCGTCGAATATCAGAGGCACTGTTACAGGATAACAGGATAACAGCAGTCAATGGATTTGAATTTGATACTGAAAGCGAGAGAGGAACAGTTCTGATTAAAAAGTTCGTTGCAGAAACAGTATTTGGAGAAATTCAGATTAATGACGGGCTTTCAGTGACAATAATCTAGGAAAGGAGGTAGATGCATGTTTGAGGTAATGACATACGAACAGATAATGGAGCGGATGCTGGCAAGAGTTCCAAATAATCTTGATAAGCGTGAAGGTTCAGTCATATGGGATGCATTAGCTCCTGCAGCAATGGAACTGGAAAGCCTATATTTTGTTCTACAGGATTTTATAAAAGAAACGTTCGGAGATACAGCCAGCAGGCCTAATCTGATAAGAAGGGCAAGTGAAAGAGGGATAATACCTTACAAGGCAAGCAAGTCAATTCTGAAAGGTATTTTTGACGTAGAAGTGCCCCTGGGTAGCAGATATAGCTTAGATGATTTAAACTATACAGTCACAAAATTTATACAACATAACACAGGAACCGGATTATACGAATATCAGGTTGAATGCGAAACACCCGGAAGGGACGGAGGAAGGAAAACAGGAAACTTAATTCCGATTGACTACATAAATGGATTAGGTAGAGCTGAAATAACGGAACTTTTAATTCCCGGACAGGATGAAGAAGAGACAGAAAAACTGAGACAGAGGTACTTTGACAGTTTCAACATGAAAGCATATGGAGGGAACATATCTGACTATAAACTTAAAGTGCACGAAATCGAGGGTGTGGGAGCTGTCAAGGTGACACCAGTATGGAATGGTGGCGGAACTGTATTATTAACCATACTTGACAGTGATTTTAATCAGGCAAGTCCTACGCTGATTAAAAAAGTGCAGGATACAATGGATCCGACAAAAGATGCTAGAGGCCTTGGGGTTGCCCCTATCGGGCATGTCGTGACAGTACAGGGGACAAGCAACGTTGCAATTAACATACACACAAACATCACATTTGAGCCTAATTTTTCATGGCCACTTGTAAAATTAAAAGTTGAGGAAGTGGTAAAGAATTACTTGCTAGATCTGAGAAAAACATGGGCTCTTAAAAATGAAAAAGTGAGTAATAATCTAGTTGTGAGGGTGTCACGTATAGAGGCAAAAATACTTGATATAAATGGGATTTTGGACATTCAGAACACAACAATAAATGGGAGTCCTAACAATCTGCAATTAACTGAATACCAGATTCCTGTGTGGGGAGGTATCACAGTATGACGATTTTAGAAAATATTAACGTCGACCTGCTGTCATATCTCCCTGATTTTATGCAAGAATACAGGGAAATTAGGCGGATAATGGAAAGCGAAGAACCTGAGC